GTAAACTACTTAAGACCCGGAGATTTAGTAATGTCTCCGGGTTGTAGTGTCACCTACGAGATACTCTCTTACCCATTGTGCAGACTGTATTATGTACCCGGCGATAAGTTTGAGTTCCAGCCAAACACATACGAATATCGTCCAGGCGTGTTACCAAATTTCTTGAGCTATCTAGCCGTGGTGTTGAACGGTACACTTAAGGAATACATAACCGTTAACGCATTCTACAAATCTCATGACGGCAAGCAGTACATCAACATTGATTGAAGTAGTTAACCGAGTGCTTTTGGATGTAGGTGAAAGGCAAGTAACAACCATAACATCACCTGCTGCTAGGAAAGCACAACTATATATACAAGAGTCTTTATCAGAGTTACAGCACTTCCATGACTGGGAGTGGCTTTACGCGACAATCACACCTAATACGTGGATTTTAGATACCGTAACTCTATCTAACGTACAAAGAATCAAATACGCATCTTGGGTGAATAGTGTAACTTCCGGACTGGGATGGACTAGACTCAGTTACCTAGACGCAGAGTCATTTGATGCTACAGTAGCGATACGGGCGTTTGACAGTACAATAAATACTGCCGAACGTCCTTTTTATTGGACATTTACAGAATATAACACCCTTAGAATTAGTCCTTATCCCACTAATGCTTCCGGTCGTTCTAGGGTCAAGGTTTATGTAATTCTAGATATGGTAGCTCCTTCGGTCGTCACAGGCGTATTCCCAATACCAGAGTACATGATACCCGTGCTACGCAAGCTGGCTACCGCTAAAATGTACCAAAATCATCTAAGCGATACAGCAGGATACCAAGTTCAGATGCAAGAATTTAGTCAGCTATTGCAGCAAATAAGAACGCGGCAAGCCAAAAACCCAGTAGGGGGGCAACTAAATATGTACAAAGCTAATAGGAGATATTAATGACCAACTTCGATAGAGTAAACCAGAGCAGTAATCTAGAGCAAGCTAGGCAACTTAAAGAAAGTGATATCTTCTCTAATAATTTCGGGGGACTTAATACCCTAGCCTCTCCGTTGAATATTCCATATGAGGATACACCTTACTGCCTAAATACCGAGGTGCTGATATCTGGCGCAATCACGAAGAGAAAAGGCACTAGAGTAATATTTAAAGAAACGGGGTTGTCAGGGAGTAACGTAGGCGGCATAGCAGTAATACCATTCTCTACGGGACTTGGCTACAACTACATAATAAATAAACGTAGAAGGGACATAAGAGTATTTAGTACTCAAGCATCCGTTACTACGCTACTCATGACCAAAGCAGATGTATGGGACGTAGCTGGTGGCAATATAAGGGCTACTTATATAAATATCCCAGATATAGAGCCAAAGATTATATTCTGCACGGGCGTAAATCCACCTGTTGAACTTAAGTTTGTAGAGCGCTCTACTACAGTAACTAGCGGCATAGCATTTACTACAGTTGTGTTTAGTGACGTTAGGCTGGCTAACGCAACTACGAGCAACATAATAGTTTACCAAGATAGGGTAAGGAAAACAGACATCTTATCGGCTGTGTACAGCGCTGGTAATCTCACGGTTACATTTAGTGGTTCAATTATAGCGGGAACATACACATTCGATATAGCGCTAGTTATCTGGCACTGGTATGCAGAGGCTTTCAGGTATGACGGCAATAGATTCTCCAAATCTGGCACACAATTAACCAGCCAAGTATTCGGAGGTACTGGTAACTTTAATGACCCTGACCAAGTAGTAGCCATACCAGAAAGTTTAAGAGACGATTTGAGCATAGACGTAAACGGAAACTACCCAGTAAGGGCTTACATATCTACCGCGTATAACGATATCTTTACACTAAGTACTAGCAGGGAACCTACTACGGCAGATGCGTACGCACACTCAGACGGTACTCCCTATAAACAAGCGGCTGGTAAAAAAGTAAACCCATCTCCATTATTTATTACGTTCGGTAGAGAATTCGTTCCGGCTGCTTCTACGGACGGGCAGTCTAGAGGCATACAATTTAGTCGTAGGCGTAGGCTTCTTTTTAATGGAGCTAGCACTATATTAGGTACTGATTTAAGAGTTTTTATAAATGGAATACAAACGACGCAGAACGTTAACGCTATTGTGGGTAGTGCTACTTATGGAGACTATTATTTTAGGAGTAGTGACATACTCGCTCCAAACGCCAGCACAGCGTTATCCGGTAGCTTCCTGGATTTCGAGGCTAGTACAGTCATCGGATTGCCCTCCGATGCCCAAATCGAGATAGTAAATTCGGAAGTAAAGTTTATAGGAACTAGCGCGACCGCCACAAGGAATGACTATCTTGATGGCTGCTGGATTCCCAAATATGGACTAGGGCTATTCTCAAATTACGCTAGTGGCTCTCATCCTCGTAATGTGTCTCTCTATCAAAACAGGCTAGTATTCTCAGGGTTCCCGGAACTCCCGCTAACTGTTGTGTTCTCAAACGTATTTGATAGCGTGTCCCCTGGCATAAACTACAACTCGTTCCAGATAGACACCTTTGCCATAGCTGATACGGATGCCATAGATATTACACTAGCATCCTCCCCAGACGACTTAGTACGGGGGATTATAGATTGGCAAAATAACCTCTTCGTACTAACACGTAAGGCTGTATTTCGTATTTCCGGAGGGCAGAATACGTTTACCCAGCGCAATAAGTTTTCTGTATTCGTGTCTAACATAGGTTTGGTAAATCCCTATTCGCTAGTGCGTACAGATAGAAGTATTGTGTACCTTAGTGATATAGGGGTGTTCGACCTAGTAATCCAGCAAAATACAACAGAGTATGAGACTACAGAGAAATCTATAAAGATACGCGATAGGTTTGGAATTACTACGGAACCTGCTTACGAGTCCCTAGCTTGGATAGCTTACGACTCAGCTAACAGGTTTGTATTTGTGGGATTACCGGTAATTAACACCACTTATACATCAGACGTACTACTGGTTTACAATACTTTCAGAGAATCTTGGACGGAGTACACAACTCCTATAGGATTCAACGGCTACATTGCCACAAGTTATGTAGACAGAAGTGCCGGAGTTAATTTTCTTTTATGCTGTTCACTCTACAGAGACGTAAATAATGTTCCGACTGATTTCTACTTTGTCAATTTTTCACACGAGAAATATATTGATTTTGCTGAGTATTCTACAGGTAGTGGGATTAGTGCAACAATCAATACTACTCCAGAAAGCTATACAGAATTCAGTACAACTCAAGCAGTACACGAGTATCCTACGGTGCGACCGCGTAGCGCCCAGTGGAGGGCGTTCGACAGCTTCGCCATTACCAACATTAAAGACTGCACCGTTACGTTAGATGGACTAGAGCAGACTTTCGGTAGTAATTGGGTAAAGCTGCCTAACGGTAACATCTACCTTTTAGCGAACCCAGGGGCGGGAAAAACACTCCGGTTTACACTACGCAGACCTATCACGGAAGAGGATACTGGGCAAGCTACATTCAACGTAACATCTCCACAAAACTATCAACCTGATGTAGTTTTTGTAGATAACGTACTACAAGTTGCGGGTGTTGGTTATACCCTGAGTAGCTTATCGGGTGTAAAAAGAGTTACGTTAACTGCTGCTGCTAATAGTGTAGTTATCGTAGGACAAGCATACCCGGTTATGTACACCACGCCCTTATTTACACAACGGTCTTTATCTTCTCTGAAGCGACTGAGACACGTTTATGCGTTCTTTGATAATAAGCTAGGTCAGGATTCCTATGGCGCTAGTGACGTAAACACAGCCTCCGGGCAAGTAGCTGAGTTTATAGCAGGGCAGCCAAAGGTAAGGCAGAATATAAACTTTGCGGTTAGATACGAAAGTGACGACGACGCAGAGAATATATATGATGTGTTTGGGTATCAGAATCTAGTATGGGATGATGCACAATTTGACATAGACCCCCCAGCATACTCATATAGGAGAGACGGTGTATTTAAAGAAGCTCTTCAAGGTACGGGATATAGCTACCAGTTGCTGATATGGAGTTACGATGAAAGCGCTTTTATATTAGCTGGCTATCAGATAACGGCTGATGTAAAGGGCAACAAATACATAAATTGGACTAGAGGCTAAATTACAATAGGTACACAAGGTTACTACAACTAATGAAAAATCTGGAATTCGACTTCGTACCAAACCCTATCCCCGAACGGGAACGTATGCTAGCAATAGTAGATTCTTACTACAAGGCTTATGTATTTTTGAACGAGCAACTACTCAGGGCTAGAAAATCTCAAATAGAACGAGCGATAAGTTATTCTGGAGCCGATTTAGGCAAAGTTCCTGTACTAGATTTCACTATGGAAGTTTCAGGGGATGAGATGAAATTTCTGTATGATGCAGCTAAAAAACACTATATGGATACTTACTAAAAGGAGTAAATCATGGGAGCAGCTATCGGCGTAGTAGGGGCGGTCACTGGGGTAGTAGGTGCTATCTCACAAAATAGCGCCCAACAGCAACAAGCAAATGCCCAAAGAAATGCCCTCGACCAACAATCGCTTACCGAAAGAAATAATACTCAACTTCGTTTAATGGAGTTAGAAAGGCAGAAAAATTACTCAGATTTTCAATATCAAATAGAGACGGCACGTAGAGAGATATCGCGAACTAGCGATAAGAATGCTCTACAGATAGCGGGGTTACAAGATGAACAAACAAAAAACGTTCAATCTTTCGGCAACCAGCAATCTACAATACAGCAGCAAACAGAAAATCAAGGACTTATTGGGCAAGCAAATCAAGAAGAGTTTGGGGCTAAATCTCAGGCGGCGGGAATATTATCCCAAGAAATGGAGGCGGGTAGAGGTAAATCCCTAGAGCTAGCGAATCAAGGCGCGGCACTAAATAACGAGCAAGTACAGCAGGGGTTTTCTCAGCAGCAAGCCTTTAATCAGCTAGCAGGTCAAGGTCAAGCGGGGTTATCTATGAGCGATAATGCTAATTTGGCTAACATGGCTCTTATAAACTCTACAGGCGTACAAGAGTTTTTACAGCAGTACGGTAATGTTACCGACCAAATAATGCAAGG